TTCGAGGTGACCGATTTCCATATCCACTCAAGATTCGCTGGTTGTGAGTATTTTTCGAATAAGTTTTATTTTACTGACGGAGCCTGGACTTACCAACCGACACGATTTACTAAGCATGTAGCGCATTTAAAACGCACGAAAATAGAAGACTTGGCCAACGCCTTATCTTGCCACATGCTTAACCACGTTTGGAACCCTACGAAATTTAAGTTTTTCGATACCATGTACCGAGCGCTACGCAAGAAGCACCCTGAGCATTTTCCTCTTAATTTACTGAAAAGTCAACAACAGCTCAAGTTTAAGGTGCTAGGTCTTGAAAGCGCTTAAGCCTAACTACGTCTTGAGGAGACTATAAACCCTCACGTTACATATTTATATAATGCGTTTGTTGTATAAATGGATAAACTAATTGCATATTTTCATGGGAAAGAGGTGGGGGAAAATGAATTATGATGATCTCCCTGAATGGTATTTGCCTTACTTTGACAACTTTACTGGGCCGTATTGGTCGGATGGTAAGTTTCAAGGATCAACGAGCAAATCGAAGAAGAAACCACTCACCAAACTTGATTGGCATAGCCGCGATCATGATAGTGAGTACGCTTTGTGTGATTCTCTATCTTGTCTTGACGACGCTGATTGGGATTATTACCGGCGCACTCGTAACATGTCGCTGGGACCCCAAATCATTGGTGCCATGCCGTTGGTAGGTAATGCACCTTTGAGGATGATTTACAAGGTCCTAGGAAAAGGTTATGAGGGAGCGGAGAGACATTTAAGGAAGAAAATGGTGTCAAAGAAAGTTGCAGATTTTATGCTCTTGTGAGCTAAAGACAAAAATCGGCTCTGGTTAAATCTCACTGAAAAAGAGAAAACCGAGTATCGAAATGAAGTTCAGCGTACAAAAGATCGAGAGAAAAATCTTAGAACGGAATTTGGAGATAAGAACCCTACTGAATTTGAAAAGAAGGATTCAGAGGATAAACCTACGGAGTCTCGTAAAGAGCCTGTGCCGACGTTCATGCCGAAGCCTCCGAAGGAACCAGACACTCCGATTCCGACTCCGGCGACGACGCCATCGGTGGTGGATACAAGAGATTTGAATCCGCCA